ACCGTATTGTGAAAGATTAACTAATGTCATAACTTATTTTTCTGTAAAACTATTTAATATTTTAAAAATGTCTTTTAACCAAAAATCTACATTGCGTATCATTTTGCCAATTCCGTCTTCATTATAAATTCGTAAAAAAGATTCGGGATTCAAAGTTGGAGCTGAAAGCTTCGTATAGTCTTCAAGATCTGATTTATCTTGTTCATCAAGTAATGGATTTGCTAGGTCCATTAATTTATAATTATTTTCTAAACGGTCAAATTCATTTATAATACGAGCATAAACTACATGATCTTTTAATTTTTCTTCTGAAATATCATAGATATCATCCATAGTTAATGGGCGTTCATTTAACTCAGGGAATTTTTTAAATAATCCTTTTTCACCTAATCCTTTAATACCTTTGATTTTATCCGAAGCATCACCTAATAATGTTTTATATAAAATGAAATTTTCTGATAATACACCAAATTTATTTTCAAGAGTGTCTTGTTGATAAAATACCTTTTCCATTGGTCTATAAACAGTAACATTATCATTTACTAATTGTAAAAAATCTTTATCACTAGATACTATAATACATTTTGAATTATATTCTTGAGGGAGGTATTGAGCATAATGAGCAATAATATCATCTGCTTCTGCTTTATCTATTGATACTGTTCTAACAGGAAGACATTTTAAATAATGAACTAGACGAACAATTTGGTCTATTTTAGAATTATGTTCATCATCTAAATCATCAAATATTTCCCAATTAGTAATACGAGAAGTATGTCTATCCTTTTTATAATCAGGATTTACATTTTTTCTATTATTAGCGGAACCTACCCCATCAAATACTACATAAACTGATGTTGGTTGGATTTGATTAATCAATGATCCTAATGAACGTATAAATCCACCTAGACCCCCAATATGGACCCCATCTTGATTTACTATATTCATCATAGCAAAATTTCTAAAAAATAGATTTAATCCATCTATTAATAGAACACGATCATGCTCATTTGAGGAAACAGTATCATTCTCCTCATTTATATTATTGAGGAGTTTAAGGTAATCTTTTTGTTTCATAACTTTTTATTTGATGGGAATGTAATATAGGGAGATGGCTAAACCAACCCCCTATATACATTTATTCAGGTTCTTGTGCAAATATATTGGTAGGCGCTTCTGATGATTCTTCTTCAAAAATATCAAAATCAGTTCCTCCTAATATTCTACTCCACTCTTCTACTTGATCAGATTTGTAATCTTTAAGGGCTTTATCATTATCTTCAATAAAACCATGAGGTGTCATAATAATTTTACCTCTAGTAGTAATACCATTAATATGATTTTTATCAATCTGGAGATTAGTACGTTTAGCAAATTCGACTTGTTTACCGTCTTTAACAGCTTTAATTTTATTAGTACCAGCATTTGCTATATTACCAAATGTAACTACGAATGTAGCGTCATACCACATAGCAAACCCACCTTTATTCATCATTTTAGGTTTACCCATAGGCATTTCTGCTTTAGCTGCCCATACTTTATTAACGCAAACTAAAGTATTAGTATATGGTGATGACTCTTTACGAGACATTACTACTTTTTGGTTTACATTATTACTGAATTGGGTGGACATTGCTCCTGCATTCCACTCATTATTATTTTTGTTTGATTTAATAGACATTTCACAAGGGATAGAACCAATTGAATCCCAAAAGAAACATAAGTCATAAGGTAAATTACCTTTTTTCTGCTCATCCATTAAATCTAAAACAAATCCAGCTACATCCTCAATTGTATTTAGATTTTCTCTATCTACATAAATAAAGTTACCCTCGTAATTAATAATTTCTCCAGTTTCTTCATCTACTACTTCATTAAATTCTAAACCCATTTGTTTAGCATGTTCCCAATTCCATTTCATCTCAGTAACAATAAATACTGGAAGTATACCTGCTTTTTGGGCATTAACTGCTGCTTCAATCAAAGCAGTAGTTTTTCCAGTATCTGAATGTCCACGAAGTAGACAAATATGCCCAGTAGGAATACCAGGCACACTTGTAACTTCTTGAAATGCTTTAGAAAGGGGAATCCATTGTTGCGGCTTAAACTTAACACTATTGTTAAGCATTTTTTTCTCCTTGAATTTATTTAAGTCAAAGTTTGCTTTTAATTCTTTGGAGACGGCAGCCGTCAAAGATTCACTCTTTTTCTTTCTTGGCATAATAAGTTAATTTTTAATTAAAATGGTAAATCGTCATCTTCAAACATTGAATCAAATTTCTCAGTTTTTGACTGTTTTGTTGGTGTCTTAACTGAGTAATTTTGTTGAGGAGAAGGAGTAACTGCTACTGGTTCCTTTTCATCATCAATGATATCACCTTCTTGAGCTTCATCTTCAGGAGCTAACCATTCTTGAAGTGATTTTTTCATTTCATCAAATGAATAACGCTTAAATACCTCTAGAGGGTTTGGTTGATCATCTAACCATTTTTGAACTTGATCTGCATCTGCACTCAATGGTGTTTGAGTAACTTTAGGCATAATAGATGATTTATTATAAGCTGTACCTGTTGTCTCTGGACCTACTGTACTAATAGTAATGTCGCGACCTGTAGCTACATCTGTAAAATCACCTACATCTTCATTATCGGCTAGGTTCAAGAAATCCATATACATTTCTTTACCAAACTGCCATAATTTAACACCTTCATCTTCTTGCCCACGAACAATTACAGGTGCAAAGATACGCATTTTAGCATCAAGTTTCTTAGCTAGACGCCAGTTATCTCGATCACTAGTTTGACGCAGTTGTTTTGCAAATTCTGCAATCGGATCTGATTCGCCAAAATTAGTTGGTGAGATCATTACTCGTTGACCAATACCATAATAGAAAAATGCTTCAGTAAATGGGTTTGATTTGTTGAACTTATTAGGTACAACACGTACTACTTGTTTTCCAACTTCAGGACGCCAAAAGATATTTCTTTTGCCTCCTGTTGGAGATGATTTTGTTTGAAGTGAATTCAAACGGCTTTTGATTTCTTTTAAATCCATGTTTTATAACTATTTTTATTAATGAAACTAAATATACGAAACTAATTTAGGGCAACCAAACTACAGTTCAACAATTTTGTGAACTTTTGTATTTAATTGTCTAATGTCATTTTGTTGGGTAAGAAGAATACAATTACGATAATGCTTCCAATCAACTCTAAATCTGGTATCTACTATTCCACCGTTGAGGGATTTGATTAGGGTATTTAATGCATTGATTGTATATAGTGTATTTGTATCTTTTTTTCTATGTACTAGAATAGTATTGTCAGGAATAGTATCAACATTTCCTTGATCAACATTATATGTTATAACGTATTCACCTGTACTTTTAATAAAAAGGACAAACATTTTATTATACATTATACTGTATGAGTTAGATATAGAATATATCTTTTCGTCAATGAATTCTTCATCAACAAAAGTACAAAATAACTTATTATTCACGTCTATTGTGTTTAGGGATTTTTCAAAATCGTATCCCTTATACATATATTGACTAGGGGGCAAAATCGTAGGTGCTTCCATAACTGTTTTTTATATTAACTTGATATTTTTTAAAAATTTGTTCTATTTCTATTTCTAATTGTTCACTTTTGTCTAAATCAAATAAAAAACTATCGTAAGTATATAATACTAATTTAGTATTTTTACCACATAGTAATTTATGTAACTCAATCAATATACAAATGTTAGTTGCGGTCTCCAAGTTTTGGAGGACATAATTAAACAACTTTTGAGGATTCATATTGTCTAATTTTGACTTATAAAACCTATACCCAGAGGTTGGAACTTCTATATACCCCACCTCATTGAATTTCTTCCAGTTATCCTCAATATATACACTTGTTTTCTTAAAGAATGGAAGGTCTTTATAATTATCAAATACTCCTCCGTATAATTGCTTAAAGGTTAATTCCTTTGCTTTCTTATATTCTACACCATACATTTCGGCAAACGCTTGATGGATGTCTCCCTCACCGAAATCATAATCTACCAATTTAGCTGCTAAAGTGGGGTGATAAGCGGATATATCATATTCTACAAATTCATCATTTCGAGGTATAAAACTTTTTCTACAACCATTTTCCTTATTAAGAGCGGCATAATTAACTCCCCCAAATTTATTAGATGGTCTAGTCGTTAGTGTATTGTAGTTATATGATGTGTATACAAATTCGTCGTCAACTGGGTGAAAATGGGTTTCAAATTCATCTTTATTTATTTTAATTCCATTTTTTTCCAATCCAAGGAAAGCTAATGGTGCCCACTTATTATAAAAATCGAAATATGGTGGTCTTTCTTCCTCGAATCCATGTTTTACATTATTGTATATCAATTGACAAGTCTCATAATGTTTTACTATAGGGATTATTGTATTGATATCTTTTTTATTTGGATATCTTTGGTATAATATATGATGAGCTTGTGTTTTATCTTGTATATACGGAGGAATAATTGTGGATACGTCGAGCAAGCTTTGAATTTGAAAATAAAATAATGTTGATTTTTTATCTCGGGTCCATAATGATTTAGTTTGTGTTAATAATTCATTTACTAACGTTTTACTTACACCTAAACACTCGCTATGCGTAATACATAACATAAAACCTTTTGGCTCAACAAACGGTTTAAAATAAACTAGAGAAACATCATTATTAGCAGGATGAACATTATCACTTAAAGGTATTACTTCAATGAATGCATCTCTAAATTGCCTACTAATTAAATAATTTATTTGTTCTTCTGTCTCTACAAGCCAATACATTTATAACCGATTTTGAATCCAATATAATGAATTTACTTACGGTTTCCAACTTTGTTTTTAATATCCTCCTCTATTTGTATTATTTGAGGTTGATGAATTGGTTGAAGTTGGTAATGTTTTAGATAGTTTTTTAGATAATTTTACAGAATCTAGTTTTTTAGATTCTTTATGTGTTTTTCCTTCCATTATTCTACCATCAGGCATTACATGAAAATCTTCACCTATATAATATTTGACGTAATTTTTTCTTAGGAATTGAGATAAACCTTTAAAATTATTTTTTTCTTGAATGAATACTACACTTTCATTTGTTTTATATACATCAGTAGCATTTCCTCTTATTTGCCAAGGTATTTCAGTTACATAATATAATTGCCAAAGATATTCACTATTTTTTGAGTCTAAATTTTTATAAGCTAATTGGTTTATTTCAATAAAAGAATAATTATTTATTTGTTTAGCAAAATACCTAGTAAAATATCCTCGTTTATAATCTTCTACATTTGGATTTGGATAAAAGGGGACTGGGATTTGTTGGTTTTTAGGGGAGTCATCTAAATTCCCAATATAATTGTTTACTATAGTATTATTTATGTTAATATCACTAATTGTAATTTCATTTATAATTTTGGTTGTATTTGGAGTTGTATCTTCTATTAAAGGTATTAATTCTTCAGGATATCTTTGAGAGTTTGGAGTTACCCCTACATACATTTTTCCATTTGATATTTTATAATAAGGACCTGTATATAATTCTAAATTGGATGATTTTACAAGATTATCCCCATTAGAATATAAATTAGTTTGGATTTTATTTTTAGGGTAATAAGGCATTATTCTTGTGGTTTTGCTCCTACACTAAGAGAATCAATACTAGTAGTCCATTCATTATTATCTATTTTGTGAGATATTCCTTTTACTAAAAAGTTAATTACTCCTCCTTGATCACCTGATCTATAGCTATATGGTAATACATCTTCAGTAATAGAAAATCTTTCATAATTTCTTATCCCAGATATTCCTTGCATGTCTAATTTAAGATTAAAGGGTATAAAGAAGGGTGCTGGGGACTTTTTTAGGTATAAAGGATTACCTGTTAAATACATTGCTATATCTCTATTTTTAGATCTCATAGATTTAACACTATCTTCAGCATACTTTTTTTTATTATATAATATTTCAACTTCTTTTTCTACAGTTTCTAAAGTTTGATTAAATATTACAGTAGGATCATTTTTACCAGATTTAGCTCCTTCAATACTATCAGCATCTAATTTAACTGTAATTAATCGATCAACTAAACCTGTGTTTAGTTTTGATAATCCTGTAGCATTTTCTCCTACAATATTACCATTAGCTTGAGCAGAAATAGTAGCCATAGCCGCCATATTAGGGGGTAATTGGACTTGGAAATCTACATTAGTAACAAAGCTACCTTTTTGAGATGCTTCATTTCCAATACCATACACATTAAATACCCCCATTTTTTGTCGTTTTTTATTTTCTTTATCAGGGAAAGTTCTTTCAGCTGCAGGGACATTATTAGCGTCGATTATTGTTAATGTATTTTCCTCAGTATTAAATGTAGGTTCTAGCTTATTAACATTACCTAAAGCATCATTTATTTCATTAAGTAAACTAGTTAAAAATTTATTAAGATTTACTTTACCATTTTTATCTATATTTTTATCTAATACTGAAGCTGTTTGATCTATATTAACCATGATATTCATTAGTCTTCCTATTTGATCATTTTCTTTTATAGTAAAAGGAATGTTTTTTTCTAAATCTTTAAGAATATTCCATTCAATTTCTTTACTTTCATCAGTAACATTATTAGAACTTTTATAAACACTAGGAATGACACATACTTTAGGATCTGATGAAAATTGTCCAGGGAAGCGAAGACAAAAATTTCGTTCTACATTATAATCAACATTAAAAATAGGATTAGGTTTAGTTTCAGTACTATTGGGGTCTCTTGGTTTACCTCCCTCTTTTTCATCTGTTTTAGTGTTATCATATACTAACAAATTTTCTTCAATCCATTTAAGCATATATCCTAACCTAACATAGTAAAAATTTAAACTAATAGTTGAAACTCCTGTTTGATCTGAATTAGCTGAATTAGCTTTGAATGCTAATTTATATAATTCTTTTGGAGCTTTTTCATGTTGGGCTTCTACCCTCCACTGATATAATTGTTGGTTAAATAAACTTTTATTTGCTGTTTCTTTTGATGTTTCCGGAGAAAGTTTAAGTTGTTCTTTTCGTGCTTCTATTTGTTGGCGAATTATATTAGCACGTTGTTTTTGTTTTTCTGAAAGTGATTTTTGGTTTTCTAAAGCTGATTTAGCTTTTTCTAAATCTTTGGTTTGATCTTTAGATATTCTTTGACCTTGTTTTTTTATTGCAGAAAGAAGTGATCCTAATCGTTGCTTCCATCCATTTAAAGTGCTGGTGCCATCTCGACCAGCCCAAGCATATCCATTATTTTCTATATTTTCTATCTTATTAACATCCCTTCTTATTTTTGTTTGAAGATTTTTTAAGTTACTGTTAAGGTTCTCACCTTCAGATTCTTTAAAATTTGCAAGGATATTAGTAAGATTTTGTCTTTCTTTTTTAATTTGTTGAAATGCTTCTTGGTTTGATTCATTATCCGTAGAAAAGTTAATAAATAAAGTACCGGTATATCCTCTTAAAGCTGATCGTGCACCATCATTTACCCAATTTGCATTATTTGCAAAATACTTTTCGTCTCTACTAAAAAACCCACCTATAGCCTCATACACTTTAGCAATTTTTTCAATTTTTGCATTTACTTCTTCTACTAAGTTATCTAATTTTTCTTGTTTTTTCTGGAGTTTATCTGCGGCTGCTTCTTGATCAGCATCTGCTTTCTTTTCAATGTTATTTGCTCCTTTTTTAGCATCTCCTACTTCTTTTGTAGGTTTTATAATTCCTTTTCCTTTAGTTTTTATAGGAGATTTATTAATTTTTAAAGATTCAATGATATCTCCCATTCCTATTAATTTTAAATTAATATTATAAGTTCCATCATCATTAAATTTCCAAGTAAAATTAGTAACTTTACCTAACATGGCATCATAATTACATGAATCTAATTTACGTTGTTCATCAATTGCATTGAATATTTTTTGTTGGGTTGTAGTTTTATCAAAAAATAATTCAAAAGGTTTTGTGGAAAATTTAGTTCTATTTTTTAATTTAAACTCACTAATATTTTCAGACTTAGTGCTATCATTATCTATCCATATATTATGACCCCATTCTAAAAGCATTGTATATCCAATCCTAAAGTATAAAATATCAAATATCTGAAGTTGTTCTAGGGAATATACTTTAATGGATACATCTGCTTTTTGAATAGCTCCTCTATTATAAAAACTTATTTTAGCATTATCAATAGCAGGCATGGGAACATAACCTTTTTTTCCTAAACCACCCCAACCATATGCTGCTATAGTACTAATAGGATCATCTGAGGAATTATATACCCCAAATTTTAGTTTTGGGTTTAATTGGTTTTTTATCCCTACTACTCCTCCAAATAAGACACAAGATTTAGCTAATGAATCACCTGTTAGTGTTTCATTTATTCCTCTAGCTTTAAGCTGATTAACTCCCTCTTCTGAGGGGTTATTACCTGTTTCCGGTTCTTCTTTTGTTATAACTTGAGGGCTTTCAATATTAACTGAGGAAGCTAAACGTAAAAAAGCTGTTTGATTATTAGAATATAGTAAAGTTTTATCATTTCTAGTACGTTGACCTAAAACTTTTTCTCTATTTTCTATTTGCTCAATAACTTTATCGTCAAAAACTTGACCTGTAATGTTTCCATTTCTAGGCATATTTATATTCTATTTATTGAGTTAAATAAACTTTGTGCAAGTGATACATTTGTTGGTATTCTTATTTCAGTTCCTACAGGAACGTATAATGAATTTAATGATAGTTTTTCAGGATTCCCAGTTGCAATTATCCACCATAAAGAAATATCACCGTAAAATTGTTGTGCTAGTAAATCTAGTCTATCTCCTTCAGTAATATAAGCATATATATCATTTACATCTGTTGGAATTTCTGGGTAGCGAGTACTTCTTTGGATAGGAAATCCTCGCCTTCCTTTTTTAGGAGGGGATAAAATTATAGGTGTATTTATATATCTACTCATGTTATATTATTGGTTTGATACTCCAGCAGAAACTGTTGAAAGTTTATTAGGGATTTTTTTCTTCCTTTCTTTTTCCTCTCTTTCTACTTGATCTGCTAATCTTTTTTGAAATGCTGTATTTGTAGCTTTATCAGGTTGGAATAAATACCCACCGGGGTTAAGACCTTTCTTACCATAAGTAATAAAGGGAGCATCATTATTTACTCCGTCACCTGTTTCGATAAATGACTGTTGTACTGTTTTAGGTATAAAATCATGTATTGGTAAGAATTTAAATCCACCTACTTCAATTAATTTAGGCATTACGTAATCTTCTGAAATTTTGTCTCCATTTTGGTCACGTCCTATATTCCAACCTGCACTTTCATCTATTTTAAAATCAATACCTGTTAATATTCCAGGAACATCAGTAATATAATCTCCTACTGTTAGTTTTACAAGATTACCTCTCATAAATCCACCTTGAGTATAATCAGGGGCCATCAATGAAGCCAAATAGTTTAATTTAGAATATACTATTGATTGTTCTCTAGCAGATAATATAGGGACTTGGAAATTAAATGAAATATCTCTTTTAAAGCCATTATATGAATAAAAATCCTCTCCACGACCCATATAACGAGTTGATTTCCAATCAGCATTATACCCATCTGAAAGTCCACTTATATATGATCTAAGATGTATGTATGTATTATTCCCTGAACCATCGTTATTAATTTTGGTAATATACATATTAACAGTATCATCATATCCAGGTCCTGTTTTTGCTGATTTAGCAATATACATTGGGGATGTAGTGATCCTATCTGTTCCTTCTAATGAATTTGCTGATATTTTAGCTTGGGTAACATCAGTAACCGCTTCTCCATATTTTTCTACTCGTGGGTCTCTATCTCTAACCAAACCTAAACCATACTTAAATGTATTAGGTGTATGAACTCCAGTAGCAGCTAAAGCTGTATTTGCAATATAAGATGTTGGGTTGTTGTATCTCCATTTTCCTGTATCATTACCATAAAGAGCTAGGTTTTCTTGGAATTGTAATGTTTGTTGTTTGGCTAAAAATTGTAGACCTTGTTCTGTTATTAAGAATTTTGAAATTCTTTTAGTATCATCTAATACTGCTTTAGTTATAACACCTTGACCACGGTATAACCCATCAGGTAATGTTGTAGGACTAGGTGATGATTCTACATCTGGTAAAGGGGTAGTTACTAGAGGAAATTTACTATCTCCTCCTCCTGGTCTATCATCACCATAGGGTCTCTCCCGAGGACCATATTCATACCCTTTACCTTGGTATTTTGAATACGGATCTCCATTTGCATAAAATTTAAATGATGAAGGATCAGTAAGTAACTTAATTAAACCCATAGTAAATTAATTATAAGGGTTTGTTATCGATATATTTTTTAGGATCCTCTCCGTTTAAATCTAATTGTGAGTCTTTAGCAAAATCTTTTTTTAATTGAGATACTTGACCATCAAATGGTTTTGGTCTAACACCATCTTTACTTAATTCAGATTTTCCTTTTTTTAATAATTGTAATAAGTCCATGATTTTTTGATTATAAATATTAGTTATTTTTATTTTTATTGTTGTTCGTAATTGGTTAATGCTATAGTCCCACCAACTTTATTACCATCAATGTATACTCCTCCTTCTTTATTTAGAAGTTGTTCTAATAAATTTGCTATTCTTCCTAATTCAGCTGAGTTATTTCCTCCACCACCACCTGAGTTTCCTTTGTTAAATAAATCGGTTCCGGCAATTATATCATCTTTATCATTTAAAGCAATAGCTCCTTCAGGACCCATTAATGTACGATTACCATATCCTCCTCCCCCTCCTGGAGAGAATACATCATCCCCTTTGAGGTAAGATTTACCTAATTGGTAGGCAGCTACTGCTGCACCTGCTGCTAATACAGGTCCTACAAAAGGAATACCAGCAACTGCTTTTGCAGCATTAATAGCTAATCCACCTATAGATTTTAATATACCTTTAGTTTTTATTGCTTCTTGGGCAGCTCTAATTCCTTTTCCAGCTCCTAATACTACATTTTTTGCTACTTCTATTGCTTTTGATGCTTTTGCTTGTATAAGAGATCTTTTTTGCATAGCATATATTGCCCCAAATGTAGATAATGCAACTATTGCTGTTTCTTTTGTTTGGAATAAATAACCTAAAAATTGTGAAATTCCTGAGACCATGCTTTTAATCATGTTTCCAATAAAGGTGAATACAGGTTTTATAGCTTCTATTGTTACTCTAATTGCTTGTAAAACAACATCTAAAATTCCTGTATCTTCTAATAATGAGGTAAATCCTTCAACAATTCCTACTACTGATTCTAATATAATAGGCATAATTTCTTCCATTATAGGAGCAAGAGCTGTTTGTAATCTTAATATTGCTTCCTCAAACATAATGTAAAATCTTCCACTTTTTTCATTTGCTACTAGTGAATCTTCTTCCATTTTATTTTTTCGTTCCATTGCTGTAACTAAACCAGTCATAGCCTCTATACCTTGTTTCTGCATATCTACCATGTCTGTATTTTCTGCGGTAGATTCTTTTTGTGTAACAAGCATATCAGCCATTTGACCTCTATTCATACCTAAAGATTTAGCTAATGCTTCTTGTTGTATGACATTCATTGCAGAATAATCGGCTTGAGTAATACCTTGTTCAGCTAATGCATCCATTAAAGCAACATTATCACCATTCAATGCTGCTGCCCTTGCTTTTTCAAGGTTTAATTCTTTACCTGTTAATAACTCAGCTTCCATTTCAGCTTGTAAAGAATCTTCTATATTAAGTAAAGATGAAGCAATTCCTTCTACTTGAGACATTTCTAAACCTAATTTTTTAGCTTGAGCTACTGCTGCTGTAATACCTTTAGCTGATCCTCCCATTGCTAACTTAACATTGCTAGAAACTTTTCCTACTGCTTGCATGAGAGATTTCATGCTGGTATTAAGTTTTAGGTTTTTAATGGATATTTGGGCTTGTTTTGCCATTTCATCAGCAGTTTTTCCTGCTTCTTGTCCACTTAATTTAGATAGATTTTTTATTGCTTTTAAATCTTCTCCTGACATTTTTGCAAATTTCTGCAATTTCATGAATGATCTCATGGTTTTGTCAGTCATTTTTTCAGCACCATCCATTGAGCTGTATATAGAACCAGCAGCTGCTGCTGCTTCTTTCCTTGTCATACCCATACCCGCAGCTGCTTTATTTGCTTGACTTGCTACTTCTGCAGTCTTGGAAGCTGAAAGGCCTAACTCTCTACCCATATCAGCAGAAGCTTGTTCAATACCCTTTATTGCATCTGCTGATTTTTTGGCTTTTTCTTTCATTTTTTGGAATGCAGATACAGCCATACTAATAAGAGCTATTGGACCTAATGCAGTTTTTAAAGCCATTCCAAATCCTTTAGCTGCTATTCTCATTTTTGCAAACCCACCTATGACTTTTTTTCCACCATTAGTAGCAGCATAAGTCATTTCTTTAACTCTTTTAGAAGCATCTCCAAATACAGAACCAACTTTACTCATTCCCATTTTATTGAAAATAGTTGCTGCTCCTGATAATGCATCCCCTATAAGCCCCCCAGATTTAACTAAATTTGTCTGGCGTCGTTCTTGTTCACTTAGATGGGCTGCTATTTTTTCGTTTTCTATAGCTGATTGTTCCAAGACAACTACTTGTTCGGCTTGATTACTTAATTGCTGCCCTGCTATTCCTAATTCTTCTTCTTTTCTTGCTGCTAAATCTTTAGCTCTTTTAACTTGGTCATTAGTAATATTTAAACCTTGTTTTTGTTTATCAGTTAAAGATTTAACTAAACTATTAGCTTTTGATAGTCCTTCTGATGTTTTTTTATAATTATCTATTGATTTCTTTTCAGTTTCATTAAGATTACCATTAATAGCTAATATTTGTTTTTTTATTTTTTCTTGGAGTTTTTCTTGTTTTGTTATATCTTTTTGTACCTGGTTTAAATTTTCATACTCAGAATTTACTTTTTGAACCATAGCGGATGATTCACGTACTAAACCTAAAGAAGCCTTATCTAATTCTGTTCTTCGTGTACTAGAAGATACTATATCTTTCATTACATCGGACAGGCTAGAGGCTATATTAAGTTGTTCCCCTAAAGCAGCATTTGCTTCTTCAATATTTTTCTTTTGTATTTCTTCTTTACTAGCCATTAGTTATTGGATATATGTTATAAATATGAAGGGGCACCAAAAATTTGATACCCCTTTATATATTTATTTTAATTTACTTCTATCAGGATTAGCCCAATCTAAATTTGTATTACCTCCACCTCCAGATCCTTCATATGCTTTTTTTTCAGCTTCAGCTTTTTGATTAATTGAGTCTTGAATAAATTTAAAAGTAATATTTCTTAACCACAAAGGCATATTATATACCGTGTCATAATCATATCCTTGTCCATAATAGATTATCTCGTGGATTTGTTTGAAAAGGTTAAACCTATACTCTTGAGTCAGGCCAAAAAAACTGTACCTCAATGGGTACTGCGACCTCCTCCTCGCCGTTTTTACCATCATAAAGAAAGGTCATTTGAATATCTGGTTGGGTTAATTTCAAATGTTGTCTAAATGAAGCTGAATCTCTAGCTAGCATATAACCGTCTACAAATTCACGTATTGTTTTTTTATCGGCATCCCCATCAACTGAAATAATTTGATGTTTCAAACGGGTAGATATGTCAGCAGACACATTTTTATTAATGCGTTTTAAACCTTTAATTTCAGCTTCAATAGCTTTTTCATCTTTTCCGTTTAATATTTTATAAGTAATTTTATTTTTTGAGAATGGTAATTCATATTCAAATTCATTTACACCTTTAATAATTGCATTTTCATCTAAAGTAACTGGGTTTAATTCGGATAGGTCAACTACTATTTCTTCCCCTTCATAAGTAAAAGGATAATCTTTACCATATCCTAATACACGGGCCGCGACCATAATTGCATTTTTATCCCCTATAAGTAAATCAGAATAATCAAATTTAGTAACTATTAAGGATTGGAGTAATTTATCAATTACAATACCTTGTTTAACATAATTTAAATTAGTCAAAATATCTTCTTCTTTAGCAGTCATGTATTTCATTTCTACTGTCCCAGAAGATAAAGGATGACCTTCAGGATATAATAATCCTTTTGAAGGTAATTCAACGTGTTCTGTTGGGAATTTGAATTTGGGTTTTTCTTGTTGTTCCATAAATTTTTATTTAATAATAACTTTTGTCTTATGATAAATATTAACATACAAAAGGAGCTTGACATAGCCAAGCTCCTCTTTAAAATATCTTGAATTTCTTTATTAGAAGTTCAATACGCAATAATCCATTCCTAATACTACTGTCATATTTTGAGCAGCAGCTTCATTATCCCAGTTGTATTCTCCGAATTCGCCTGATTTAATAAATGCACCTTTTAAGATCCATTCCGAAACAATATCACCTACAGGTCCTAATACGTTGATTGTTACATCTTTTTTATACATATCAGAATAACCATCTCTACCAGTAACTGATTCATGGTGTAATCTTACCCATTCCATTACTGCTTGAGCTCCTGATGGAGTAATCGGATCAAATAGAGTCATTGTAACATCATTCCATGATAATTTACCTTTGATTTTTCTATAAGTGTTGATGTGGTTTAATTTAATTTCTTCCTGTGCAAATCCTACAGATGAAACACCTTTAATAGTATATGCAGGAATACCATCAACATACATGATAAACCTATTTTGTACTTTCGGTTCGAAAGCTGTGAAGAAAATTTCGTTGGAATCTAATATCGCCATTTTATTTTATTTTATTATAAATATTTAACTTTTAAAAAATTATGCAGGGAAAGTAGCTCCAGTTGGTAAAATATTGAAATCTAGGTAAATGAATTCAGCTGTTTTAGTAGGCTGGAGGTAAATTTGACCAATCATTTCATTTCTATCAATTACGTCTGCTGAGTTGTTACTTTCATCCATAATCACTTTAAATGCATATAAACCTTGTCTTTGTTGTACTGTTTCTAAGTACGGGTTAACTTGGCTTATAAAAGCATTTCTTGTTGCAATTGTGTTTTGTTCAAATACTAAGTTTTGAGCTACATCTGAGATGTAGTTTTTCAAAGCAATTAATAATCTTCTAACATTTACTCTATCTAAAGCAGAAGCTTTAGTTTGTAATGTTTTCTGACCATATACTACTACTCCTGTTGCTGGGAATGAAGCAATTGGATTTGTTTTTCCTGAGTATAATGAATCACGTTGTGCTTGGGTTAATTTAACTTCAGGTCTAACAACTTGATCTAAACCACCTCTATTGATACCTGCAGGTGCAAACCATGGTTCAGAAACTGAATCATTAAATGCATATACTCCTGGGATCATTGTTGATGCTGGTACCCATACTAATTGACCGGAATTTGGATCAATTACTTGTAACCAAGGCCAGTACGAAGCAGCATATGAAGTATTTCTAGCAGCTGCTTGAGTAGTTACTTGTGTTACTGTTGAACCATAATCAACTAAATCCATTACAAAAATACTATCTCCTCTTTGTTGAGTATTATTAATTGCATTTGCAATTGGAGTAGCTAAATTAGTTCCTGAGTTAAATAAACCTGGGGTTGATAATGTATTGAATTTATAATCATCTTGGTTAGCTAATAAGCTAATCATGTTGGTATAATCAGCAGCTACTAAACCTTGAGTATTTGTATCTGTAATATTTTCGTAAAAATTAACTCCATTAATTAAATCACCTTCTGCAGCTCCAAATGAACCACTAGCATTTACTGGAATCATATCAGCATATGCTGTTTTTGCAACTCCATTATTATCAAAATAATTTGGTGTTAAGAAACCAGCAGTAACTGAAGCTACATAAATGTATCTTGAGTTTGATTTATAATTTCCGTTAACTGAAATTTGGTTATTAACTGAATCATAAGTTTCATACATATCACCTATTACTTTGGAAACAAAGTTAGAGGCTAAAGGATCTAATGATAAACCCGTCCATGCTTCAACTACAATCTTATTATCAGTGTTATCATCACCTCTTCTAACAAGAAGATCAAATGTACCATTGGCAACATTTGAATTTGTTACTTCCCATCTTAAGTTATCAGAAGATCCACTTACTAATGCACCTTCAGCATCTTCAGCTCCGTCACTATTATAAATAACACCATCACCGAAAGTTTTGAATGTAATTCCATTAACTGCAGCTAAAGTACCACTACCAAATAAATCAGCTGATGAGCTTGCTGGAGTATAATCAGTAGCTGTATTAGCTACTCTTGATACTAAAAGTGTCTCACCACCATTTGAAAAGTAATTAAATGCAGCGATTGATGTGAAATAAGAATATTCTAAACTACCACTAGTAAGAGTAGTTCCAAATCTACTTTCATAATCACTATAAGAAGTAACAACGGTTGGAACTTCTACTGGACCTTTTACTGTTGGACCAACAATAGCTGCCGCGTTTCTAATAGGTCTTTCGGAGATAAAAGAATTATCGTTTTCTCTTGCTAATACTCCTGGAGATATTAATGTTTCTGCCATTTTGTTTTGTATTATTTTATTTTGTTATAAATATATAGAAAGGTTTTAAAAATCATCGTTTTATAAACTCTCCTGTTTCTACATTAACGTTGCCTTCTCCATACTTTTCTTGTAGGTTAAGAGCCATTTTATCTGTAGCTTCACTTACATTTTTTAATTCTTCTACTACTTTTAATTTTTCTATTTTTATTAATTGTAGGTCAAATTCTAAACTTCCAAATAATTCAGTTAGTTTATTTCTTTGTTTATTTAAAGATTTAATTTCTGTAAGTTCTTCAGGGGTTAAAAACTGTTGTTCCATTGTATAAATATATAAAACTTATTGTTAATTTAAGCTTCTAACCATCCGTGGTAAGAAACTTCTTTGTTATATGGGGCCCCAGTACTATCGTAAAAATTAAGCAAAGGTTGGGCTGGGTTTGTAGTATCTAAAGTTACTCCAATTGCTGTAGCAACTCCGGGAGATGCAAAATTTGGGTCGTAACAGGTAGCTGTTACTAATATATCTACCCCAAATTGAGTTGGGGTTTTACCAAAAATAGCCACTATATTTACACCTGTGCCCCCTGTAGTTATAGGGTCCCAAATACCTCCAAAAGGAACCATTATTACATTAGATCCTGGAGTGAGGGGGTCACTATTTGGTGTTGCTCTGAATGTTAGAGAACTTCCTCCACCCCCTCCACCGCCGTTTAAAGCGTAAGATGCAGTAACAGCATATGAAGAGGTAACTTGTAGTAAATTATTTGAAGGTTGATAATGCATACCTGAGCCATCTGAGCCTGAATCTACATATAATTGTTTATATGTTGGAGACGTAGGAGCATCAGCAAATACAACTGAGTAAGAAGTGGGTGCTGTTATATTATTAGATATTCTACCAAAATTAGAATTAGTAGAAGTGGTTGCTGTATCTGCGTTACCTGTTAAATCACCCGTAACGTCACCTTTAAGACTACCGGTTATAACTAAACCATCAATAGTACCAGGGGAACCTGTACCTAATGCGGTATATAATTGTTGAATATCAGATGCTTCAACAGTATTACCTGTAGATATATTTGAATTGTCTAATCCTGCCATAATTTAATTTTTGTTATAAATATTAAGGGTTCTATTAATCGATGCAAGTACACGAGAAGGAGTAATAGTTTTGCTACACTCAAATTGTCGTGGGGTATCTTTTTGATCTGGGCACCAATCCCAATCTCCAGGGTTAAGCCATTCTCTATTGAAACATCCAGTACATACATCCTCATCATAATTAAATACACGTTCACAGTCTAAAAATTCACTATAAGGTTCACTAAATCCTGAAATTAAAGTAACGGGGGTTCCAGTAGCCCAAGCTAACCAACTTAAACCACTACCTACACCTATAAAAGCATCAGCATATTTAATATCTACCATTCTATCTTCTATAGGATAATCACCCGTTTTATCAATTATACCTTTTAAAGTACCTCCTAATTTAGAATCATGCCAATCATTACCTAAACGTTCTTTAGTAATCATAACTACTTTATAACCATTATCTTTTAAGTAATCAATTACTATTTGCCATCCTCCAGGATACATCCAATATTTGGCATGTGCCGAAGCATGAGGTGCTATAACAACATATTTTCCATCTATTTGTTTTCCTTTATTAGGTATTGTAATTTTTGGTTTTATTTCTTTATAATCTAAACCTAATATAGAAGTTGTTGTTTCACCTAAAGGATGTTGTTTAAAATCAATGGGAATTTTTGTATCATCATATTTTTTATCTTCATTATAATGCCATCCAATACTATACATTGCGTATAAATTTTGCACTTCAGTTCCTGGTTTTACAAATTCTAATTCTGGGTATTCTTTTTCAAACCATTCATTATGAAATGTAGATGTAATTACTTCACAGTTCCATTTTTTTCTAAATTCATCTATATGAGGGAACCAAGCTAATGTATCTCCAATAGCAGAAGAATCTAAATGAATGTAGATACGTTTTCCTTTAGGATTAAATATATGTTTTAATTCTACTTCTCCAGTTTCTTTATTTACTACTTCAATCTTCCAATTTATAAAATATTTAATATTAGAACGAGTCCACATATTATTAGTTACATCACAATAATATTTTAATTGGTTTGTATCTTGATCGTAAAAATTAATAGTATAATTTGCAGAATTAGGTCCTATTACTTCAGCAAATGCTCCTTTAATAAAATTAACTTTAAGTGTATTTGTTCCTTTTTTAAATGGGATACTTAATTGTTTAAGATTATTATATTCTTTTATCAATATTTCTTTCATATCATTAAATAATCGTTTGTTGATATTTGTTTTTGTATTATTTTATATCCTAATTTTTCTAAATAAGGGACTGCTGTTTTACTATTATCTTCTAACCATATTGTAGGTTTATATTTTAATAGTAAATCTGTCATTCCTTCAAAAGCAGATAATTCATGTCCTTCTACATCAATTTTAATAAATTTAACAGGTTCAGGGAATGTAATTGTATCTAAAGCAATAACTAAATTAGTAATATTACTTTTAGGAACTATTTTTATTACACCTGAGTTTTGTTCTTGTTCGTTTCCGAAATGAACCATTGAATTATTACTACCTACTCCTAAATTAAAACAATGAACATCATTATATCTATCAGTATTAGTTTTTAATATATTATAATTTTCAAAAAATGGTTCAAAAGCCCATATCTTTAAATTAGGAAAATAATGTTTAAATTGAACACAATGGGCTCCTATATTAGCTCCAATATCCAACATTAATCCTTCTTTAGGGAACCAATGTTTAAAGTAATCAAATAATTCAAATTCCCAAAAATTATTATATTTTACTATATCATCTGATATACATTCAGGGCCCTCATATATTACCATAGGGGTATTTTTAATACTAACTAAACGGGTATTTCTTTTCATATAACTGAATTATATAATTTTAATATTTCTTTGGATCTATTATACCATGATAATTCTCTACCAGTATTAATAGATTGCTCAACATATGATTCCCAATTAGATAAAATATCTTTTAATCCTTTATCCATTTCAAAAACATCACGAGGTGCTCTCCATGCCCCATGAAAATCAGTAGCATATTCCCAATTAGCAATAATAGGTAAACCAGCAGCTGCTGCTTCAATCATTGTTAAATTAGGATGTCCTGCTTCTAACATAGTAGGATGAACAAATATGTCATGATCATGATACAATTCTAGTAATGTACTATTAGGAGTATCAAAAACCAAATTTAATTTAGGATAATTTAACATCCATAAATGAGAATTAAAAAATTGTTTATTAGCTGAAGGTCCAGCTATAGTAATTTCTAAGTTATTCATCATTGCTAGCCCTAAACCATAAGTAAATCCTTTTCTATCAAATGAAGGATCACCAGCTAAACCATTATTAGCTACCATCAATAATTTGGGATTATTTAATGGATGACGTTTAATTGTAGGATAAAACTCTTTAGTATTTACCCCATGGGCAAAATAAATACATTTATCATTAGCAAAATAATCTACTAAAAATTTAGCAGGCATTAAGGATAATAGTGATCCCTCAATTGCTTTTAAATTTTGTTTATAAACAAATGAATCTTTACCATAATGATAAGCATGATGATCATGTAATTGATATATATAAGGAATACCACGTGATGATAATTCAATAGCTAAATTAGCAACATGACAATGTACTATATCATACTCACCAGGTTTAATATCACCTGACCATTTTAAATCAACTTCATGACCTAATTCTTTCTGATTACATATAAACTCCCATACTATTTTTTCAATTGCTCCCCATGATGGAGGGGGTACAGGAATTCCACATCCTGGATGTACTTGTGCTATTCTCATTTTGCGTAAATTTCAGGGCTATTTTCATCCATACCTTTAAATTCTTGTTCTATAATACTAAATCCGGGTAGGTGTTTTGTGTAGATTTTATCTGCTGTTCCTACTCTTAATTTAGCTACATTACATATCCATAAATCAAAAGCATCCCAAGGTAATGTATTTAATTTTTTTCTAATACCTTTTAATTTAGTTCTAGTAATTAAATACGATTGAGCAGGTACAAATGGAGTTACATCTGTATGGATTTCATCTATTTTAGGACCATTTAAATTTCTATTATCTGTTGGATTACCAAACCCAATAATATCCATATCAGTTTTAATAGCTGTTTGGTTAAATTCAACTAATTTATTATATAATTCACTTATTGGTGTATCTATAATAACGTCACCTTCAAATATTAATACATAATCATATTCTTCATTGTCTGATGCCAACATTGCGTTTTTATGCGCTAAAAAACAACCATAATGCCCAGGAGCTAATTTATAATATCCAGGTTTATCTTGGACATCATCTGGTCTATTACAATTATTTTTAGGTGGGGTATTTTTATAAATTTCATTAACACGTTGTTCATACTTAATACCTGTTAGCTCACAAAATTCTTTAACACTTTCTATAGAAGTAATTTCTTTTTCATTTGTGTCAGGTTCCGTAACTAAATGCATTAATTTAATTTTAGGTTTTCGAGCATATTCTTTAATACCACCTTTCCAATTAAATGTACCATTATTAGGCATTTTATTTAAAAAATAATCTTTATTTAAATTAAATACGTGTTCTTTAATAAAGTCACCTGTGTTTAAATCGGTAATATGGAATTTTACTACTGTGTTATCATCTAATGAGTAAGGAACCATATCCCAAAAATAGTATTTACCTGTAACTTCTAAATTTCTATCAATGATTATTTCACCATTTCTTTCTACAGTATAATGGATTAATTTACTTTCTTTAGCATTTGAAATAGTAATCCAAGGACAAAATCTACCAGGTACATTTGTTGGGAGAATACTGTAGTACTCTACCATTGAATAATCTTCAAAATCAAAATATTTTTCAGCATCTGATTCGAATTTTTCTTTAGGTTCAATGTGATTATTTGGGTAATCTTTAAATAAATGGTAATACATATTTTCAATACCATTAGATTCAGATCCACAAGTAAACATCAAATCATCATATTCTTTAGCTGAATGGATATCTGGTGTGTTTTCTAAGATTGGTTCTGGTTTAGAGCTAAAGAAATATGTATAATAACATTTGCCTTCTTGGGCTTCAAATTCACCAAAGAATGTATCTTTAGTATTTAGAATTTTAGAAATATAATTGATATAATCTTCATCTTTTAAAATATAATCATAATTAATAAAATGAAGCTTTTCAATACCTAAATTTTTAGCAAATGTAGCAGGGTTTCTAAAACTAGTGTAACAAGCAGGTCCATGGTATATATCATTATCTTCACCTTTTAAATTTAAATTAGTATCATATAAATCTGTATAGAAATTAAAACTAGAGTAGTAAGTATGTTTTGTTAAGATATTATTAGCATCATAAAAAACATAATCAACCATTTCTTGTAATTCCTTAGGAACAGGAGCATGTGATGAAATTATAATCTTTCTACCA